GATACCGCCGCCGCCACCATTCATACAATCGGCGCGGCCACCGATCTGGACGCCATTCTGGGCGACGCAGACAGCGCGCTGAAAATGCAGATCAAAGCAGCACAACAAAACGTGGGGCCAAACTGGACCGCGTATGTTGTGCCACTGTATTCGGCCCTGGGTGACGGCGAAACCGGTACGCCATTTTCGGATTGGGAAGCGGCGCTGGAAATTGCGCTGGGTCAGCCGAATAACATTTACCCGGAAATGGTGGTTCTTACTGACGCAGTAACGACCGCCGCGCAGCTTGCTGCAATGCAGGCAGCAACAACCAACGCGATTAATACCTGGGCCAAGTACATCACTATTCATGCGCCAGTAGCGGGCAACAGTGGCAGCACCTGGGCGGCGTACATCACAGCAACTAAAGCCATTCTGGATGCAAACACTTATGACCGGGTGCATCTGGTACCGCAATTAATGGGTACCAATCTGGGCGTGGTTATTGGCCGCCTGTGCAGCGAGTACGTGAGCATCGGTGATAGCCCCATGCGGGTTAAAACCGGAGCAGTGGCCGGGTTGGGCGAAATTCCCGCAGACAGTGATGGTGTGGCGCTGGAGCTGGATCATTTGAAAGAACTGGCGAACGCCGGTTTCAGTGTGCCCTGGTGGTACCCGGATAAAGACGGCATTTATTGGGCTGATCATTGCAGTCTTGATGCTGAAGACGGTGATTTCCGCGTGTATGAAAACCGCCGCGTTATCGATTATGTGAGCCGCCGCCAGCGCCTGCTGATGATTAATCAAATCGGTAACCGCGCGTTTAATGCCAGCGCCAGCAGCACAGCGTATTACGCCGAACACTTTATGGCCCCGGTACGTGATGCGGCAAAAGCGGTACCCATTAACGGAGAGCCTGCAGCGGGGCTGGTGCAGGAACCTGAAGACGGCGACATGGTTATCACATGGACAAGCACCACGGAAGTTGTGCTGGCAACCAAAGTGGCGCCAAAAAACAGTCCGAAAAAAATTACCAATTACATCAGTCTTGATCTGAACCGGCTGGAGAAATAGCAATGAGCGGACAACGCATCAGCGGCAAGTCGTTTGACGTGCGCATTATGGGTTATCTGGTGCATGTAGAAAGCATGACGCTGGATATTGAAGACAACACCACCGTAGCAAAAAACAAAGGTGTTCCTGCTGGCTTTATCGAGGGCGACGTAGCCGCTAGTGGTGAGTTGGTACTGGATATTTCGCAGTTTAATTTGCTGACGACTGCCGCAGCGGCTGCAGGAAGTTGGCAGGAACTGCCACCGTTCCCGATTCACACCTACGCGGTGGGCGGCGGTGCAGTTGCCGAGAATATGGCGGTGTATGCAGACGGCTGCAAAATGAAAATTTCGAGCCTTCTAAACATCGATCCGACCAGCACGGATAAATCCACGGTCACGATTCCGTATGACGTAACCGGTGAAGACTTCGTGAAAATTAACGGCGTGCCTTATGTGAAAGGCTCCGGTTTCGGCCTGATTTAAGGGGGCATTATGAACGTATCAAACCGCAATCTTGCACTGGCCGTCCGGGCCACCATTGAACAGGCTTTGTCTCGATTTAATCTGCCGGATTCAGAAGCCGCTGTGCGCCTGCTGCTAATGATATCCGCCCACGAAAGCGGCATGTTTTCATTCTGCCGCCAGGTGCGCGGCCCGGCATTGGGGCTGTTCCAGATGGAACCGGCGACCTATGAATTTTGTATTGAGTACCTGAGCCGCACCGGGAAATTCCCGACAGTGCCGCGCAAATGCATGCCAGCGCGACTGGTGACCGATTCTGTATTGGCTGCGGCAATGGCGCGGGTATACCTGTTTTCAAAACCGGAGCCATTACCAGAGGCCGACGATCTGCAGGGGCTGGCAGTGTACGCAAAACGCCACTGGAACACAGAAGCCGGTGCCGCCACGGTTGATGACTACTTAAAGGCGTATATGGAAGCCTGGGGAGCAGCAGAGGGGAGCGCAGCATGATTCAGGCGATATTCAATTCTCTGACATGGAAATTGTTGGTTGATGCCATCAGTGCTCTGATTGGGCGGATTGGTTGGAAAATTATTGTGGAACGGTTGATTACACGCCTGGTGGTTGCCGGGCTGCGGAAACTGGCAAGTATGACGACCAATAAACTGATGAAAGAAACCGTGGAAGAAATCGTAAACCAGTTGTTGAAAGACGGGCTGAAAAAAGCGCGGGAATAGCGGGGGCGTTATGGAATTAAACGAGGACAGGCTGGAAAAACTCGTAAAGAAAGCCGCCGAGGATGGAACCAATAACGCGCTGGCGCGGCTGGGATTCGATACCGAAAACCATCTGGAAGCGCAGAAAGACATGGCGTTTTTACGCCAGCAGCGGCAGGCCAGTGAAAAGGTGGCCGTGGTTATTCGTCATTCGCTGATCGGTGTGGCCATATCTGGCATGGTCAGTTTAATCGTAATTGGCGTGCAACACGCGCTGAATAAATAACAGGAGCCGAACATGGCAGATGCACAAGGTAAAAACATAACCCTGAAAGTGGGTAACGATGAAATCCGTTTTAAGGTGGACATGCTGGCGTTTAACAGTTTTCAGAATGAAATGATGCCTGATAACAAAGTGGCTCCGGCGAATAACTTTCTGATGCGCACTGTACACCCGGAAGATAAAAAGGTGCTGGAAGGGTATCTGGATCAGGGCTATGCCATCGATCTGGCTGGTTTTGTTTCAACCGAATTTAAGCCGGCGCTGGAAATCTCGGTAAAGGTATAAGCCGGGGCGTTAAGCGTCTGCGTGATGACAGACTTGCGCAGGCGCTGATACTGGCTCGGCTGATTTGGAAGACGGAAAGCCCAACGGATGAAGAAGTAATCAGTGCCGTTTGGTTGTACAGCAATACCATGGAGCAGATCAGCGATATGGTGGCGGCGGGTATCGGTAAAGCATTTGCGAAAAAATAGGCCGGATTAATCAATGAATGTTTCAGCGTTGCAAAAATTAATGTTCACGGTGGGCATGACGGATAACGTCAGCAAACCGCTGAGCAGGATTAATAATACGCTGACCGGCGTTAAGAAAAACGCAAATGCCGGGTTTGATTCTATCCGTGGCGGTGCCTTCGGTTTGGGGGCATCTTATCTTGCGATAGAAACTCTGATGAAACCGGTGTACAGCATGGAAGCAGCGCTGGGCGAAGTACGATCGTTGAGCGTTGCAGAAAAAGAGCTGCAAACGCTGAAGCGTACAGCGCTGAGCTTTTCCATTGCCTATGGTGAGAGCGCCACCGATTTTGTGCGTTCATCCTATGACATCCAGTCCGCTATTGGCGGGCTGGTGAACGGCGAACTGGCCGCGTTCACAGAGGCCAGCAATATTCTGGCAAAGGCCACCAAGGCCGACGCGGCCACCATCACAAACTACATGGGCACCATGTACGGCATCTTTGCCGACTCCGCCAACAAAATGGGCAAGGCGCAGTGGGTGCAAATGCTCACAGGCCAGACCGCGCTGGCGGTGCAGATGTTTAAAACCACCGGGCAGGAAATGTCAGGTGCGTTCACCGCCGTAGGTGCCAACGCCCAGGCGGCAGGTATTAGTCTGGCAGAGCAGATGGCGGTGCTGGGTACGCTGCAGGCGACCATGAGCGGCAGTGAAGCCGGTACAAAGTACAAGGCATTTCTGGCCGGTGTCGGCAATGCGCAGAAAGCGCTGGGCCTGCAATTTACGGACAGCAGCGGGCGAATGCTGCCAATGCTGAATATTCTGGACAAACTGAAGGGCAAATTCGGGGAGTCATTAAGCGTTGCAGAATCTGACACACTGAAAAAAGCCTTCGGCAGTGACGAGGCTGTCAGCCTGGTTAAGTTGCTGATGAATCAGACCGACGGACTAAACGCCAGTATTACGAAACTGGGCCGCAATACGGGTATGGATAATGCCAGGGATATGGCAAAAGCCATGGTAGACCCGTGGGATCAATTTCAGGCAGTAACGGAAGGCGTGCGCATTGCATTTGGTAGTGCGCTTTTGCCTGCGGTGAATGACGTGCTTAAAAGCCTGACCGATGGTTTAACGATGGTGATGGGATGGACTCAGGAATTCCCGCACCTGACAAAGTGGATTGGGCTGGCAACGCTGGGAGTATTGCTGTTGGGCGGTGTTGTTGGGGCTATGTCTATCATCGTTGGTGTAGCACGGGCTGCATGGGCTGGGTTGTTGGCGGTTAAAATGGCAGGCCCGGCGATATGGATGGCCCTGACTTTTGCGGGTGGGAAATTAATATCGGCGTTATCGTTTATGCGGATCAAGCTGTTACAGCTGATATTCACGTTTGTGATGGGGTCTGCGCCTTTATGGGCCACAGTGCTGTTAATCGGATTAATCGTCGCAGCCGTAGTAGCCGGTATTTATTACATGGGTAAGTGGCTGGGGTGGTGGGATAAGATCGCTAATTGGCTGACAACAAACACCGACTGGGGCGAACCACTATTAGCCTTTTTTGATAGCTTATTTTCGGCTGTCGGTAATCTGTTCAGCAGCTTTGATAACCTTGCAGATTTTAAGTTTGACTGGTCAGGACTGGATACGCGGATATTCGATATTGTCGGCGATAAAATCAATGGACTGATTGATAAGCTGAAGAACTTGTTCAGCTTTGACTTTGCCAATTGGTCAGCTGATTTCAGTTGGTCAGATTTAAATCCATTCTCTTCGTCATCAGATATTCCGGAAGTGGACGCTAACAGTACGGTTTCTTATGTGCCCAGTGCGCGGGAGTCGGTCGTTGGCATGATGAAAGGCAGTGGCGGAAACCATTGGGGCGGCGTTGTCATTAACGCTGAAAACGGAATGTCACCAGCTGATCTTGAACACTGGTCAATGATGCAGGGCGGATAATGGCTAAGTACATCGACCTGAAAATAGACAATGACGACATAAGCACAGATGCGGCCGGTCAGCCATTGCTTGTGACTGACCGTGACGTGATTGCCCAGGATGTTAATCACGCAATCCGTGAAAGCGGGTTCTTAACTGATATCATCGGTGAAAGGAATGCCCAGAAACGGGCGCTTATTCGTAAGAAAATGCGCATGGTGATCGAAGGTGATAACCGGATTATTCCGGGTAGCAGTATCGTAAAAGAAGCCATGACGAATACAAAAACCATCAGCCTGACAATATCTGCCGAAACAGAGTTCGGGCCTGTTACTGTGGGGGTTTATTGATGGGGGATATTAACCGGACAATGCTGAACGATACTCAGCAATTTTTTTATGACCGGGCAAAAGAAGCCGGTATTCCTCTGACGCAGAACGAGATTGAAACCGAGTTTCAGAAAAGCGCTGATACAGAGACTCTGACGTTTAATAACAACAGCGCCTTTTCACCATTCTGGCGATTTCTGCGTTCAGTTGCTGTGTATCCATTCCAGCAGCTGATTGCGTTTGTTATCACGAGCGTGATGCCGAATCTGTTTCTTAAAACAGCGGAAAAGCAGTATTTGAATCTTATTGGCTGGAGCAGAGACGTAGAGCGTAAAGGTAAAACCGCTTTGGTCGGTGTTATTACTTTTTACAGAATTAATACCGGAACAAGCCTGCCGGTAGCGGCCGGTACCGTCATCAAAACACCGGCCATAGGTGGCAAGGTTTATCGGGTAGTCACAACGGAGGAAGGTGCTTTCGGTACGGATGACGTAAGTATTGTTATACCGGTTAAAGCCGAAAAAGAAGGAGCAGAATACAATCTGGCAGCCGGATATTTTACGTCACTGGAAACCCCTATTACCGGTATCACCGGGGTTACCAACGCAGAAGGCTGGATCATAACACCAGGCGCAGATGATGAAGGTGATGAAGATTATCGCCAGCGGATTCGCGCACGCTTTTCGGCATCTTCAGACTGGCATGTAACTGCCGTTTACAAGTCGATTATTGCAGAGCAGATCGGGATTGAATTCAGCCGCATTCATATTGGTTATAGCGACGCGCCACGGGGGCCGGGCAGCGCGGACGCTTATGTTCTGTTCGATGATGGCGTAGCAACCGGCCCATATCTGGATACGGTTAACGACTATATCGGCGGTCAGGGGTTTCACGGTCTTGGGGATGATTTGCAGGTTCAGGCTTTTCCGGAAACACAACATGATCTCAGCGTAATACTGCATGCAAGAGTGGGCAGCAGTAGTGCGGATATGGATGCAGCACAGGCCGTGGCAGAGCAGATTATACGCTGTGCATTCCGCCAGAATTCAGCGTATGACGTTGAAAAAACATGGCACTACAGGCGCTTTTCTATGGCGAATCTGGCGGCAGAAATTATGGCGCTGGTGCCTGCTCTTTCGTCGGTTGAGTTTTCAGCGGGCGATATTGTAAGCGCAGCCACCATTCCCCGCCTGCAGTCACTGACGCTGACCATAGCGGAGGATGCTTACGGATGAACAAAGTGAATCTGCCGTTCTGGCTGAATGGTTCTGGTAATAAGGCGGATGCCAGGGGATTTTCCGCTTTTATCAGTGCCTGGTGGGCAAAGTGTGAAGCATGGCTTTCATGGCCGCTCAATATTTTAGCCGTTGAAAATGCGCCATTGTTCATGGTTGATCTTTTGGCGGATGAACGCGATGTTCAGCGCTTTACAGGAGAGCCAGAGGAACTTTACCGGCTGCGGGTTAAATATGCATACGCTAACGTCAAAGACGCGGGCACAGTGGCCGGCTTTAAGGCTATCTGGCAGCGTCTGGGGTTGGGGGACGTAGAAGTCTCTGAACGGGTAGATAGTTGGGATTGGGATATTGTGCTGCTTACCGTTGAAGCGCAGCAAATAGCTGACAATGCCGAACTGATGAACCTTCTTATTGAAAAGTATGGCCGCACGTGTCGGCGCTATTACTTAGGTACAAAGGCAGATATTCAAACGTTCGTAGCATCATGTGTATTCGATTTCGCAACAACAACAAGCAGTGCAGAAAGCACCTTTGATGGCGTTGTTCAGATACTGGTTTATTTGAAAGACGGCGATACAAAATTTATAGACGGTGGGTTCTATATGACAGACAGCACCGGCAGCCTTTATACAGGAGCTTAATAATGGTTCAGCAGATTGATTTAAGTCAGGCTCAGTATCTGGATGAGTTGCCGGACGGCGCGGAAGTTGGAATGGCTTGCCGGACGGTAGGTGGTGAGTGGTTCTTTCTTAAAAGTAATGCCCTTGATAGGAAACTAAATGAAATTCTAACAATGGATGATGATGTACATTTTTTCTGGTCATCAGAAGATCCAGCAAGAATAAATAAGATTAATGAATATAATTTTTCTTCGAATAAGATTATTAAATATGCGTCAGTAGATGGCGTGAATGTTGTAGATGGCACAATTGGTTTCAATCCTAGTGGGCAGATTATAGCTAAGTCATATAATGACGAGTTCAGGATATCAATATTTACAATTGTCAATATCGGGGGGGCCATAAGCGATACCTTTTCAGCTTTTGGAACTGCCGGGGGTAATGAATTTTCATTTGCTATTCTAAATTCCGGCAAGGCTTATTCAAGCCTTAGAGCGCAAAATAACAGTACTGTATACACAGGACAGTTAACAATTGATTTAACTTCTGGTTGGCATTATTTCTATGTGGAGGTTACAGGGACTTTATCAGGTTCGGAGATGAGATTTTTTCAAAACGGTTTTCAGATTTCTTCTATAATATCAAGTAATTATGGAGTAAGAATTGGAAGTGGAATGCAAGAAATAAAAAATAAAGTCGGATCTGTTTGCTCAACATTATATGTAAGAATGACAAAGCACTTGTCTCCGGAAGAACAGTTGTTTTTGTTTAATAAGTTTAAATCAGAAAACGGAATCGCATAGGTATTGATATGTCAGCAACAGTAACGATGGCGGGCGAAGCATTTATAAGTGATGTGGCCTCTGGCAGTGTAAATCTGACCTCAGGCTTTGCTGATACGATATTGATCACGTATATCGATGATTTAGACGTAACTCAGACACCGGATGTTATACAGTCTGTGCCGGTGGATATTTTACACTCTGCACCTGTTGATAGATCGGGCTTGAACGGTGACAGCGTGGCGGTTTTCAATGCACTGCTGCGCAGTGATGTTGGCGATTTTTCATTTAACTGGCTGGGCTTATACAACAGTGAACATAATGTACTGATTGCTGTTGCATATGAACCAACACAACAAAAGTGGAAAACAGACGGTCAGCGCCTGGGTAATGTGCTGAATAAGGCCTTCGCACTTAAGATTGCTAATGCCGGAGCTGTTACCGGTATTACCGTAGACGTTGAGAGCTGGCAGGTTGATTACCATGCGTATGTTATGCAGGCGCTGCAAGCATCACAGGCTGCTGAACACAATTCAGAACAGGCATTAGAAGCGGCCACGACTGCTGAGCAGAATTCAGCGAGTGCCGTTCAGACGGCCAGCTCTGCTGCGCAAGAATCATCCGAAGCAAAGCAGTTAGCAACAGAGGCTTCTCAAAATGCCAATGAAGCGGTAAATGCTGCAAATACTGCCAGTAACGCAGCAACAGTAGCAAGTAACGCAGCGGTAACAGCAAGTGACGCTGCATCCAGTTCTGCCAATAATGCGCAAACCGCTGTAACAGCAGCCAATAATGCAGCGGCAAGTGCTGCTGAATCTGCAACCAGTGCAGGCGCAGCAGCAACAGCAGCAAGTAATGCTGAAAATAGTGCCGCTGAAGCACTGAATGCTGCAAATTCGAAGATGAATTCTGATTTGTCGAATGTCTCAATTCAAAGCCATGATGTAAGGAGAATGTTGGGTATTTTTACGGCGAGAATAGGATCTGACAATGCAGTTTTAGAAACGGATTTTGAGGGTTTGACGGTTTCCGATGTTCCAGGCTGGCCAGTCGGTCAGTTCAGGGTTACACATAATAGCAACCAGCGTGTTAAGTTCGCGTCAGCGACAGTTAAAATTAGCAGTTATGATCAAGATATCATTGCTAATATGCTGGCTAATGAGCCAAATTATTTTGATATTGTCACTGCAAACACAGCTGGGGATGAGCAGGATTTTGAATTTTATCTGAATTTTATTTTATGATGTGGAATAAAGTAAATCGGTCACTGTCGCCGTGGGTTGTTGATCCAGGAATATGCAATCAACAAAGCGATATTTTGAATGCATTGGTATTGCCGTCGGATATATCAATTATTAGCGGTCTATCAGGGATCGCTAAGAATAGTGCTAAGAACCGGATTTATATTGATGCTGAAAGTATCGGGTTGGATTCAGTCGCTATTTTACCCTGGCATTCTGGAAATAATGACGGTGGCCGAAGTATTTCAGGAAGCCTATCTGCTGAAGCTGCTCAGGATTTATTAGTAAATGCATCAGCCGGTTATCCGGCGATGATCGCTTTTATTATTCCTGCAGATAATGCCGATCAGTTAGCGCAAAAGCTGGCAGCGTTGAATACTGTTATCCCAAGTGTGAAATTAACTCAGGCCATACGCATTGCTGAAGAAACTGCAAAGCATGACGCAGAAAAATTACTGATTCAGGCAGATACAGAAGTTCTGAATACAGTGGACGGGGCATTGCGTGAGGAATACCGCGCTCAGGATTACGTCATCAGTGTATCTGAAGCGGTGGCGAGTGATACATCACCAACAGAGCTACTTTCTGGATTTGCTCAATCCAGAGCGCAGCGTCGCGCAGATCAGGTATCAGGACTTAATTCAAAAAATGGAAGTGTTGAATGGGCTGTTTATCTTCAGGGTGATTTGCCTACTCTGCTATCTGAAATTTCTACCCCCAATGCTGCCGCACCATATTCGGCCGCGTTTGCTTTTATGGGAATGCCTGAAGCGCTGGCAGTATTAAAGCAGGAGCTGAGCTTATGATTCTGGAACGGGACGGAACAACTAAAGATATTGGCTTAATGGATTTGTCTGTATCGCTGAAGCTGCCGATTAAAAATCAGGATGCCAGTGGTAACGGATCAAATACAGCGACGCTGAATACCGGTACAAAAGCAAAAACTCTGAGCATAGCCGGGCGGATACCTTTTTCATCAGCTGATAACCTGACCGACCTTATTAAGCTGGCCGAAGCCCTGAACAGCGATGGCACTCGTGCCATTTACACAATCGTCGATGACACCGCAGATGCGGCCGATATTACTACCGTGCAATTTAACGGCGATTTGGATGCGAGGAAAATTCCGGACTTGCAGGCCTGGGCAGTTACGTTCGGTTTGTCGGAGTATCTGAGTACTGCTGAGCGGGTGGAGGCGCAACGTAATGCCGGTTATATGAGTTCGGAAGTTGCTGCTGATTCTGCATCAGGTACTGAAGTGGCAGGCGCAGCAGGAAATGAAAGCGGAATTGATAAAGAGGGATTTGTTTATAAATTATTCCGCAAAGTAGATGACTACCTTGCAACATTGGACACCGATTAAATGCGCATAGATAAAGCGTTAACAATTAACGGTGCTGCTGCTGAGCTTGTAAGCCATCAGATACGGCTGCAGCTGCAAATTCCAGGGCGGTCAGTCATTACGGTATTAACGGATAATGTGCCGGAAATAGGTCAGCCAGTATTGCTGGATGCAAGATTGTCGGGGTTCGACTGGCGGCCTGTTTTTTTTGGCTGGATTGAATCCGCGCAGCAATTAAATACTGGTGCATGGCAGTTAATCACACGTGAGCCAGCGGCACTGTTGAACAGACGCATAACCATTAATCTGCGGCACCCATTGCCGGTGGATGTTTTAAATGCGTTGGCAGATGCAACCGGCTTGGTATTCATCATGCCCGATAGCGAATGGGCCAAAGTACAAGTACCACGATTTCAGCATATTGGCGGCGGGTATGGGGCACTGGATAACCTGCTTAGAGTGTGGGCGGTAGCGGGTGGAATATGGCAGCAACAGCCGGATGGTCGTGTCTATGTTGGTGAACGTTCGCTGAGTAGTAATGGAAAAAAGGTAATTGAACTGCCAGCCAGTGCGTTCAGCGATCTGACCAGCCTGGGCGGAATGCTGCCGCTGATGCCAAGGTTGCGCCCCGGAGTAGCAATAAAAATAAGTGATGGCCCCGCGCAAATAGTTCACACCATCGACATTACCGGCGACACCATGAGGCTGCAGTGGCGTCCAACAATAAACACAGCGCTGAAGGCATTGCCATGAACGAAGATTTTCGCCGCCAGATAATCCGCGAGTTTCCAGAACTGGCCGCTGGTTACCACGTTGCACAAATGGCCGTGGTTAAAGCTGTACCGGATTCACCGATAGCAGGGGGAATAAACGATAATTTCCGGCCGCGCTACGCAGTGGATGTGGAGATGATTAATTCACGTGGTGAAGAAACCGGTATCCAACTGGACGGAGTACCGGTTGAGCTACCGGCAGGTGGTGGCCATGAGCGGGGATTTTTTGCGCTGCCGGTACCGGGGACCATGGTAACTATCGAGTGGTTGGGCGGATCCCCTGAACGTCCATGTGTTCGCGGCATTCTGGGGGAGCGTCAGGCTCTGCCTGAAATTGATCAGGGCGCAATGACATGGCAGCAGGCCAATCATCAGCGCCAGATTATAGACCGGTCAGGTAATTGGTCGCGGGAGACGGATCAGAAAATTACAGATAGCGCCGACCGGATAGAACAAATTGCCCGCCTGCTTAACACGACAGTGGGCCATGAATCGCGGCGCGTATTCGGTCACAGCCGGGAAGACATTGACGGCGAAAAGCGAACCGAGGCAACCGCCATTCACCTGTTGGCAGAAACCGTGGCCAACATACTGGCGGCTGGGTCAGTTAATACGCTGGCGGGGGAGAACATCACACACAATGCGGGCGGAGAAATACGACAGCAGGCAACTGAAGCCATCAGCCAGAAAACATCTGGTGAGCACAGCGTAGAGGCGAACAGCAGTAGTCACAGCGTGGTGGGTGATCATGTGGTGACAGCGGAAAAGATTTACATCGGCAACAACGCCACAAACCTGCTGGCCATCATCAGCGATACACTGGCCCAGGTATCAACAGTACTGACTGCCATAACCACAATGACGGTAACCTGCACAGCACCTGGCAGCTCGTCATCAGTGCCGGTAAACGCCGCTGCGTTCGCAAGTGCAAAGGCAGAGATTGATAGCCTGAAAACCTCATTGGACGCTTTCAAAAAGTAG